CGGCGGTCCCTCCGAACATCCTCCCCGAGCCGCCGCCCGAACCGATTTCGTGCGGCGATTCCCTACGAACAGCGCCGTTGAGGGCGGCGGCGAGTAAGGCGGCCATACGCGAGCGAAACGTGCGAAGAGGCCGTTGTTCCCCATTGTGAGGAGTCACGGTCAAATCCGTAGGACGCCACCGAGAAGCGAGAGTCCAAGCGTAGACCGCACAGAGTACCGTGAGAACGGCGGCCTCTTCAAGCGGACGGCCTTTGTAGTGTAGGGGGGGGCGGTGGTCCTCGTGGGTGGTGGAAGGGCGGCCCAAGGCGCACGGGGCGTAAGCCCCGCCTCGTGGGGGGAGGTAAAGCGGCCCCTGCGAGGCCTCCGGAGTTAGTGACGGTTTGACCCGACCCATGTATCTTCCGGCCGAGCAACAGGGGACGCGGGGGAGCCAGCCCGCGCTGAGGGGGGAGCATAGGGGCTGCCTCGGGGGCGTCAACAGCCCTGGGAAGCGCGGGCTGGTGAGGGGCGCTTCTGGATGCGCCGACGGGACGGCCCTGGAGGGGTGCGCTGCCCTTCCTGTGGCGGGGCTGTTATTAGACACTCAGCGCTGCACCGTGGTACTGGTGGTTGCTATTTACCCCCCCACTTGCGCCAGCTGTTGATGACCTTCACGACGTAGGCGGCAGCGAAGGACGCGCAGGCGACGGTGAGCGTGGCCAGGGCGGCGACGACTACCTCGAGGTAGACGTGTAGGGGTTCGCTCATGGTGTGGGCCACGCGCCGCCGAGGACGCCGAGGATGTAGACGACGATGGCGACGATGATGGCCCTGGCCATGGCGCGGAACTTCGGGTCGAGCCAAAGTCTCTTTATCATATCTAGGCTCCCTTCAACGTGCGCTCTATGGAGTCAAGGACGTTGGACATGGCCTCGGTCAGGCGGTCGGCGTCGGTGCCGGAGATGTGGTAGTGGGTCGCTGCGAGTCGGGCGAGCGTGCCGAGAGTCTGACGAAGGAGGTCAAGGTCCGTTGCGTCGGCGCTCAGTAGGCGCTCGGCCCGTTCTCGGAGCAGGGCGATCTCACGGTGTAGGTCGGTGGGGGAGAGAGTGAGCGCTAGGGCGAACCGCTCCTGTCCGACTCGGTCGAGAACGCTACTGTAGAGGCCGTGCTTGACCGCGTTCAAGTTGCCGGGTTGTCCGCCCGGTTTCCTCTTCGGTTTCACTGTGCCTTTCCTCGGTGGTGTGTGTGTGGGTGCGGGTGGTGATGCGTTCGTGCGTTCGGGTTCGCTTGCGGGTTTGGGTTGTGGCGTTGATCTCGGCTAGCTCTTCGGCGGCGCTGACGACAAGGGTCAGGGCTGCGAGTTCCCAGTGCTGGTCTGTGACGATGGCGCCCGTCGGCGTGTGCTGCTCGATGTGGATGTGCGCCTTGACTCGTTGCGGTTGCGTCACGGGAGTCTCCGATCTCTGTCGGGGTAGAAGGTGGGTTTGTCGAACGTTGGGTCGTCGGGTGGGACTCGTCGGACTGCGTCCCAGTCGGCGACGTACTTCGGTTCGGGGATGTGAACGAGCGCCGTGAAGAGGTCGGCGTACACTTCGTCGTCGCCTTCACGCTGTAGCAGGGGGATGTTGAGCGTCATGGGGATCTCCTCCCGTGGGGACTGCAGGTGGTAGAGCCAGAAGAGTGTTCCGGGGCAAGCGGTTGGGTCGCTGGCCAGTGCCCACGCTCTATGCCCGGCGAGTGGGATCGCGGGGTACTCTCGCTGGATGAAGGCGACGGCGTGGGCGGCGGCGGTGAGTTGGGTGTCGGGTGGCGCTTGGTCGCGGAAGTCGCCGATCAGGACGATGCCGATCAGCTCGTTGTTGCGCCCGGCGACGTGGGCGCGTGCGCCGTGTAGGTCGCCGCAGTAGTACCAGCGCCCGGAGGGGAAGGCGGCCAGGTGGTAGCCGAAGCCGCCCCAGTCGCGGTCTGGGGGCTGGTTGTGGTAGCGGTCGATGGCCCGGAGGTGGGCGATCTCGTCGGCTTCGGTGTCGGGGATGGCGTCGAAGAAGGGAGCGCCGCTGACGGAGTGGTGGACGGCGACGCCGATGACAGCGGGGCCGATGGGGTAGCGGCCCGTGAGCCCGTTCGTCATGAGGTTGCGCACGTCTAGGGGTTCCACGCAACCGAGTATACCACTTAGCGGTTGTAGTGGCCTTGCGGGGCCGCTGGTGGGCGCTGGTGTGGCGCTAGGTGATGGCGGCGGGGGGCGCTGGCGCGCATCTCGCTCAGGTTCATCTCTCGGCTCCCTTCTCTCTTTACGCGATCTTGTCGGCCAGGATGATGGAGTTGGTGACGACGACGGTGTTGGTCGCCTCGGCGGTGTTTTGCGCCCAGCTCTTCGGGGCTAGCGGCCGAGGTGTTGGCGGGGATGGTGAGGTCGAATTCGTAGAACATCAGTCTCTTCTTATGCGAGCTTGTGTGCGATGAGACAGCTGTTGGCTAGCACCGTGGTCGCCGTGGCGTTAGAAGTGTTCTGTGCCCATTGGAGTTGGAGGTTACCGGGGGTCGCGCCACATACGACGATGGCTTCGATGATGACCAGGGTAGGGTCGCTGACGTCGAGGATGCCAGGGGAGCGGTCGACGGCAGCATCCTGGAGGGTGGCGCTGTAGGTCACGAATGGGGTCGCCGTTACGCCGATTACTGGGCCAAAGTAGGTGTGCTTGACCGTTGCGCCGGCGGGGACAGTGAAGGCGTATTTGATGTCGCCAGCTTGGGCCGCCGTGACCATGAGTTTAAAGCGGACTTCCCAGATTTCGTTGGCGGCCATGGCGAGGAGCAGGTGGTTGTCGTTCTGGAGGACTGTGCTGCTGGTAACGGTCTCGTCGGCGGTCTTGCGCACGGTGGTGGGGCCGCCGCTACCCGTCCCGACTTCCGTCCAGGCGGTAGCGCCGTCGTTGTTGCAGTAGAGCTTGTTGTTGGTGGTGTCCCAGTACAACGTCCCCTCGGCCTCGGAGTGGGACGGCGCTCCGGCCCCGGTCTGTATCTTGAGGCGGCCCGTGATGCCGGTCACGTCCCAGTTGCCGGTGATAGCCATGGCCTGGCCGCCGATGTCGTCGCCCGCGGCTGCGGCATGGGCGGCGGCGTGTAGCTGGGCGTGGTGCTGGTCGGCAGTGACGTTCGTTAGGCTGGCGTGAGACTTCTCGGTGAGCTGGGCGAGGCGGCTGAAGGTCTCGCCGCGTACAACCTCGCTCCACGCTGCGCCGGTGTCGCGGTAGAGGATGCCGGTATCGGTGGCCCAGTAGAGGCGGTTGGCGACGGCTGCGGCGGGTTTGGCGGCGTCCAGGCCGGACAGGATGACGCCGATCTCCGACAGGTCTAGTGTGATGTTGAACTTGTCGGCGGGGGATTCGGCTACGTCGAAGCCGGCCCCGAAGTCGATCTTGAATGTGGTCATGGTGTGCCTCCTACTAGGACGCCGCCTTCGTACACTTCGATTAGGGTTAGGGTTGCGCCGACGGTTCCTACGCTTACGCCGCTCTCTAGCACTTCGACGTCTAGACCTGCGGCTGGTAGGGCTCCCTGTACGGTGATGATAACGGCGTCGTCGGGGTTGTCGTCGGTGAAGAAGAGGACGGCGCATTCACGATCGGCTACGACGTCGGCGGCGGGGATGTCCGTGGCCACGGGCACGGCGAGCACGAGCGTGGGTAGCGAGCTTACGAGTTGCACGTCGGCCTTGTGGGTCACGGCGTCGTAGGCCTTGATGATGGCGCGGTGCACCTGCATCAGGGCGCTCCCAGGGTCAGGGTGTGGGTGTAGTCGGGGTCGCGACTGCGACCGCGGCTGTAGTGTAGCACGGCCCGGAGGACGCGGCGTTTGGAGGCGGAGAGCGCCCGGCGGGAGTCGGTGATGTCTATTACGTCGTTGACCTCTAGGCCGCAGTGGACCGGGGCCGTGATCTGGTCGGCGTAGTGCTCGATCGCTTCTTCGCGGGCGAATGATCCCGCTTCCTTGCGGGCCAGGGCGAGCGCTCGGTTGAGGGTGGTGGTGTCGGTGGTAAGCTCGCGGTCTGCGATTAGGGCAGGGCTGGCGTAGTGAAGGGGGATCTCGGAAAAGTCGATCGACTCGCCAACGACGTTGGCGAGAGCGCCGCCCAGGACCTTGAAGTGGTTGTGATCCTTCAGGCGGTCGACGTAGCGCGCGGTGTAGATCGGGTGCTGGGTTGTGGGTTGCCAGGCGAAGGCCTGGTCGGAAGAGTCGGCAGCGAGAGGTTCCTCCAGGTAGAGGAACTCGCCACGGTTGTAGATGATGTCGGGGATTCGCCCGAGAAGGCGGTGAGCGACGGCAAGGGCGCTGGTTCCCGGGTTGATGGAGAGGGCGGGGTAGGTGTTGCTGGCCGTTGCGCTTGAGCCCGTGCCGGAGAACTCAAAACCTGCGCGGGCGGCGAGCCACATGAACAGGCCGAAGATGTTCTTAGCAGCGGCGGCGAACTGGATAAGGCGGGGCGCACGCCAGCGGGATAGGTGGGCGAAGGCGTTTTCACAGCGCAAAGTTAGGGTGGCGCTTCCCTTTGAGTCGAAGGTGTGCTCTAGGGCGGCGATCCAGACGGTGGGGCCGTCGGAGTAGCGGGCGACGTTGTTGGCGTCGTAGTAGCCCGGGCTGATGCGCACCTCTGCGCCCTTGGTGATGGTGGCGTGCGCGTTGTACGTGCCCGCGTGGTTGTCCAAGAGGATGGTGGACGTCTCGGGCTCGGTGCTTTCGTTCAGGGAGCACTCGATCACGTCCGCGGTGACGTCCAGGGTGGCCAGGGTCAGGCCCCAGTAGTAGACGCGGTTGGGGGTCGTCAGGTAGACGGCTGTGGCGGTGAAGGCGATGGCTAGGCCGTAGTCCGTGCCCAGGTCGAAGGGGACGGGTTCGTGCCACAGGTTGTCGGCGTAGTCCGCCGTGGGGGGGCTGTAGGAGTGGACGATGCGGTCGTAGGCCCCGGTCCCGGTGTAGTACTCGCGACAGGTGAAACGGTAAACGTCGGGCTGGAAGAGGAAGGGGTTGTTGTAGGCGACGTTCGAGCCGGGGGCGGTGTCGTTGATGGGCCAGGCGGGGCTCCAGGTGTTGGGGGCCTGAGAGAAGCCGTCGCCGAATATGCGAGAGGCGAGCCGGGCGCCGCCGCCGGTGACGATGGTGCCGGTAACGATGATGTTCCAGTCGCTTTGATAGAAGAGGGCGATGCCGGTCGGGGTTATTTCGCCGTCGGTGGTGGTGACGGCAGCGGCCCAAGCGCTGGCCGAGTACTTGTAGGCGCTGAGGTTGTTGCCGTTGTTCACTACCAGGGCGCGGACGGTGCTCGATTTGGCTGAGGCTGCTATGTAGTTGATGGTCACGGCGTGGGTGATGATCAGGGCGAAGGCGGACCAGGTGGCTCCGCTGTCCGCGCTGGTGGACTCGTATATCTGGGTGGGGGTACCTGAGTCCACAGCGTAGGCGTAGAGGTTGGCGCCCGACTTGGCGATGGCGCAGAGCTTCGTCGTGGTGCGCCAGCTCGTCCAACTGCTGTACGTGCTGCCGCTGGTGGGGCTGGCGACGCGCTGGCGGTAGAGGGTGTTGGCCTCGATGCGGAGCCGGTTCAGCGAGCCGTCGGTGGGGACGGCTACGGCGTGGGGCCCGGCGGCTTCAGCGCCGGTGTACCAGAGGGTGGGGCGTAGGCGGCGGATGCCCGCGTTGCGGTCGGAGACGACGACCTTCAGGTAAGGGCGGCGGTTGGTCGCCTTCTGCGCGGCGGTAAGGTCGGCGTGTAGGGCTCGCATGCTGGCCCTATTCTACACGGTAGCGTGTCAGGGGCCTGGGTCGCTGGACTGGCTGGGCACGGGGTCGGTCTCGACGTAGAGGCGGCGGGTGCGGAGTTTCTGGCGCTTGCGGAGTAGCGCCTGGAAGCGTCCCAGGTAGTGGGCGGCGAGCTTCTCCCAGTCGGTGGCGGCGCGTTGGCCGCCGGTGTTCAGGGAGTCGGTGGCGTCGACCTGCTCCTGGAGGCAGGCGTAGCCAGCGGCGCCGATTAGCACAAGCTCGATCTGGGCGACGTCCAGGGTGGTGCTGCTGGCGCCCAGGGTGTGGGGGCCTTCCCAGTAGACGTAGGTGTTCTCGATGGCGGCAGGAGCAGCGTCGGTGAGCATGGTCAAGGTGTTGCCCCAGATGGCGAAGCCGACGAAGTTCTGGGGCCAGGAGCCGACGGGCCACTCGACGGCGCGGACGTTAATGCGGCCGGTTAGGGCGGAGATACTGATGTCTCGGCTGCCCGCGACGGTCACGACGGTGGTCTTGTTCTGGTAGGGGATGGCTTTCGAGAACTCTTCCAGGGCTTTCTCGATGGCGCGGGTGAGCTCGGCGTCGGACCAGATGGCAGAGGCGGCGTCCTTTAGCTCGACGCGAAGGTCGGCGAGAGCGTCGGCTAGGGGGGTGGCCATAGGGCCTCCCTGCTAGGCGGCGGTGGAACCGGCGCGCACGCTGGGGGCGACGTAGATCTCGGTGGCGGAGAGGATATAGCCAAGGATGGTGTTCACGTCGCCGGTGGTGGCGGGGGCGGTCTCGG